CGAATCCAACCTCCGCTACCAAGTTTTGTAAGTGTCAGCAAGTGAAGTCATGCTAATGAAGTTTCTTCGAAGGACCAAGTTAGTAAAAGGTTGCGGTTCGATTCCGACTTATCGCCGTTTACGGTGGAGGTATACAGGTGGCGTATCAACTGGATGAATCCCAAGTGACGTACCGAGTCCTGGTCGCCCTTGTATAAACAGGTGAATGGTGCCAATAACGATGGTGGCACAACTTACAAATTCATTATTCCAGTGTAGCACAGCGGTAGTGCAGTTGACTGTTAATCAATTGGTCGTTGGTTCGATCCCAGCCACTGGAGCCAGTTATTGCCCTCATAGTTAAATGGTATAACAGTTGCCTTGTAAGCATCAATCCGCAGTTCGATTCTGTGTGGGGGCACCATTTATTGAAGTAGAAGTATGCCCCGATGGTGGAATTGGTAGACACGCTGGTCTTAGAAGCCAGTGCGCAAGCGTGAGAGTTCGAGTCTCTCTTGGGGCACCAGAATTTCGGTGATGTAGCACAGTGGTAGTGCATCTGCTTCATACGCAGGGGGTCGTTGGCTCGAATCCAACCATCACCACCAAAATTAACTCAGTGTAGCGCAGTCTGGTTAGCGCACCTGCTTTGGGAGCAGGGGGTCGAAGGTTCGAATCCTTCTACTGAGACCAATTGGGGGATTAGTTAAATGGGATAACCATGGCTTTGCAAGTCATTATTGAGAGTTCGATTCTCTCATCCTCCACCATTAAGGATAAATTATGCAACGTAACACTATTAAAATCGTAGATAACATGTACTACGACGAGGAAGGAAATAGAAGAACGAATGGTATCTACTGTCAGATTTTTGATCGTTGGCTTATGCTTGATGATTATGATTACTGGATTACACTGCAGACCGCTCAACTTTTGTCTTCAAAGATCGCGACCACAGTTTATGTTCTGCCCAAAATTACTAGTGGTATGACCAATGATAACTGTTTAAATTACATGGTGTTCAATAAGACAGCAGAGAAACGTGGTGCTGCTGCTGATTTAATTACCAGTCAAATTCCTACAGTAAAAGTGTTAAACGACGCAACACAACTTGTTGAAGTTGGATTACCAAAAGAATTTGACACAGGTAGTAGATACGATAAGTTAATTCAGCTGAAAGAATACGCTGAGTATGTTAATAGATGTGTATATGCTTTGAGTTTATCTAATACGATTGTCAATTATGTTGATAACAAAACTTTTGCTGAACAATATTTACCAAATGACTGGTTGAATGGTGTAACATTATATAGAGACGCAACCAAATTTGAAGATGGTGTAATTAAAGAAGTAAAGAAACAACTTTATATGTCAAACAGTGTTGAAGAAGCACGTGATAATATCAAAGGTGTTTGGGAGAAAGACTACAACAAAGTTGTTACTCTTGCCAATGAGTATTATAAATTCCTTGATGAAGTTCCAAATCTGAAAATTTTATGATAGCATTAGACGACCCAATTTATTTTTATAACATTCGACTAGACCAAACCCCACAACAAGGTTTCTGGGCAGAGACCAGAGAAGAATGTGGCGCAGGTGGAAAGTTCTACATTGATATTGCAAAACGTCTAACGCAAAATAGATTTGTCACACGCAATGGCGAGTGGTCGTTGCCATGGAAACAACCTTTGATTCCTGGATTTGAAATGCCACCATATGATCCAAACTTCTCAAAATCGTATGAACAAGTTACTGATGAACGTGCGCTTCAAATGCGTCAAAGAATTCATAATGGTGAGAAACTTGTTGTGATGTATTCTGGTGGTATGGATAGTACACTGGTTCTTGCTTCGTTGATTAAAAACTTAAATGAAGAAGAATTAAAATCAGTTGTTGTCTGCGCCAGCATACATAGTATTGCTGAAAATCCAGTATTCTGGGAAAAATTTATACACAATAAATTAAAAGTAATTGATTCATATACATGTTTCTATGATGATTTAATTCGTGATGGTTATAGACCAATTACTGCAGACGAAGGTGATTGTATTTTTGGTACATCAATTGGTTTACAATTATACCACAACTACGATTACTACATTCAGGATTTAAGTCCTGAGGTAAGACAAAACTTATTGTCAATCAAAAATAAGATATCTTCTGCTGATGCTCATTATAGTTTGTATAAAGATTTAATTATCAAACATCTATCATATAACAATACACCAGAGGGTCGTGAGTTTGGTAGGCTGTTGTACCATAAGTATGTTCATAATGCCAATACTGGATCTGTTCCTATTCATAGTTTACACGATTTCTTTTGGTGGTTAATTTTTAATGTCAAGTATTTAAATTGTTCAGTTCGTGGTGCGATCTACTTTAATTATACCATACCGATTCGCGAATGTATTGACTCAATGGAAAACTGGTATAATGGTGGCGAATATCAACAATGGAGTATGGCTAACAATAACAATGGTCAGAAAATTGGTAGTACTCTTGCAACATACAAATATGCTCAGCGACAATATATCTACGATCTAGACAAGAACGACTGGTACTTCCATTTCAAAACCAAGCTGGAATCTTTGGGAAATTTGAACTCAAAACGCAAACCAAGGGAAGTTCGAAAAGATGTTAGAGGACGTCATTTACTTGGACTTGATTCCAACTACCAAATCTTGAACAGAAAAAACCTATCTGTAAGACGATATTTTAAATACCATTTACAGCGTTATGATATAGATTGGCCAAATTAGTCATATAAATAAGGTTGTAATAGTACCTTATATCAGGAGATAAAATGACAAAACCAATTCGTTGGGTGATTGCCCATGAACCAATTGACTACTTTGTAAAAGTAGCTGAGGCATTTGTAGCCGAAGTAAATGAAAAGACTGGTGGTAATTTCCAGTGCGAAGTTCTATCATTGTCTGATTATTCAGAAAAATACAATGATGGCAAACACATTATGAAAGACGACTTAATGGGGTTGATTGATTCTGGCGAAATTGAAATGAGCCATATCTACACAACATGGTTGGCTGACTACAACAAAGATTTACATGCATTAGATTTACCTTTCTTATTCAAAGATCATGATCATGCTGATCGTGTATTAGAAGGCGAAATCGGTGCAGAGTTGCTTTCAAGTGTGGAGAAAAATTCCAACACGAAGGCAATGAGTTTTACATATTCAGGTGGGTTCAGAATTGTTCCTGCTAATTTCCGTGCTGATACAGTTGATTCTTGGCGTGGTAAAAAAGTTCGTGTGGCTCGCAGCCCAGTTGCTGTTGAGACATTTAAAATGCTTGGTGCTGTGCCAAAAGATCGTATCTCTTTAGAAGAAATGCATTCTGCTGTTGAGCAAGGTCTTATTGAAGCTGGTGAATCAACATACGTTCGTGTGTTCCCACTAGAGCAGCATAAAACATTCGAAGTTGTTAATGACACTGAACATAGTTTGTTTTTGACATCAATTATTGTCAATAAACAATTCTTCAGTCAGTTTGATGAAGCTACTCAAGAAATTATGTCAACAGCTGCATTTAATGCTGCTAGACAAGAAAGACAAACTTCGGTAGCAGATATACCAAACATCTTACAACAATGCGCAGATAATAATGTTGAAGTAGTAAGAATGAATGAAACAGAGAAATCGAAATTTAAAGAATTAACATCCAAAGTATATACTCGATTCTCTACATACTTTAGTCCTGGATTAGTCCAACGAATACAGGAAGCATAAAAAAACTTTACAAATAATCAAAAGTAAAGTATAATAAAAGAGTTGGAATAAACCCCAGCTCTTTTTTCATTTTGGAGAATTATTATGTTTAATTTTAAAACGAAATTTCAAGAACGTATTCCACGATCTCTTGCTAAAGTTATTACATGGCGTATCCTTGTGACGATTACCAATTTTATTGGTGGTTGGTTAGCAAGTGGTAGCTGGATGGTAGGACTTGGTGTTGTTAGTTTTGCGCTTGTCGTAAATAGCATTATGTACTTCTTCCATGAACGTGCTTGGAATGTGTCTGATTGGGGTAAGAAAGTAGATGAACAATAATTTTTTAGATCGTCACGATTTCTTTCCGACACCAGTTTGGCGTTATCAGTTTCCTGATTTTCAGAAGAAACAAAAGGAATTGACAACGTACTTGGCTCAAGACAAAAACTTTTTTGTTGAAAGAGAACGTAATGGTTTACAAATTACTGATGGTAATTTAAATGATAAAACATTACATCCTCAACTGTCTGAAGTTACAGAATTTTTTACATCATGTTTTGAGGATGTGATGGATAAATGTGGTTATGAAAAAGATATTGGTATTACATCAATGTGGGCAACCAGACATAAGCAAGGTGGCAATCACCATGAACATGTTCATGCCAATACCTTTCTAGCAGGTGTTTTGTATTTGTTTGATATAGATGGTAATGCGAATGGTACTGCTTTTAAGAATCATAATGCTAATCTGTTTCAGATTGTGCCTAGAATTAAAAAAGGTGCGAGAAAGTTTTTCTCGATTCAAGAACAGATTCCATTTGTTCCAGGAACGGCAATTATATTTCCGTCTTGGGCAAATCATGTAGCTCTACCATCGCCAAGCACATATAGAATGATTATTGGAGCAAACTGTATGCCAGTTGGAAGAACAAACTCTGACCATTATGATCAGTATGTTTATCCAAAGCCAGAAGAATACGGATATCTTACACTTGAAGAACACATTAAAGCAGGTTATATTAAAGGATAATTATGGAAATTAAACCAATTAAAGATATGGTCTATCTTGCTAAGAACAAGAAAGATACAAAAACAGCAAGTGGTATTGAGTTAGATCTTGGTCAAGAAAATGGTGTTGGTGGAAACACTTGGCACTGTACTGTACTTGGCATTGGTCCAGATACTAAGACTGTAAAAATAGGTGATGTGTGTATTGTGAATTGGCATAAAGCACACGAGATTGATGTAGAAGGAAAGAAAAGAGTTATGGTTTCTGAGAAAGAAATCTTAATGCTCATTGAAGAATAATGCCTCGTTAACTCAGTGGTAGAGTGTCTCTTTTACACGGAGAAGGTCGGCAGTTCGAATCTGTCACGAGGTACCAATACCCGATTGGTGAAATGAATATCACACAGTGCTACGAACGCTGGGTTGGGAGTTTGATTCTCTCATTGGGTGCCAAAGTTTAAGGAAGAGTGGGTGAGTGGTTTAAACCAGCAGTCTTGAAAACTGCCGACTGTAACAAGGTCCCTGAGTTCGAATCTCAGTTCTTCCGCCAAACCTCTCCCTGACATACGGAGTATAAAAGGATAAGTAGTATGTCACTAATTTAAAATAACAGAGGATTATTATGATTGCAAAACCATTAGGAAAACGTGTTCTTGTTGCAGAGAATAAAGCAGAAACAAAAACTGCATCAGGAATTATCCTTGAAGGTGCTGACTCAACTCGCGAATCTAAAACTGCGACTGTGTTGGCTGTTGGTCCAGAAGTAACACTTGTTAATGTTGGTGATGTTGTTCTCATTGATTGGGGCAAGTCACAGATTGTTGTTCTTGAAGGTGCTCAACGTGTTATTCTTACTGAAGAACATGTTGTCGCTGTTATAGAAAAGTAAAAATATCTCGATGGTGTAATGGCAGCATAGCAGTCTCCAAAACTGTTGGTTGGGGTTCGAGTCCCTATCGGGATGCCAGTTTTGTGGTAAGGAAAGTAAAAGGAGAATGGGCAAGTCGTTGTCTAGACAATGACTAGATACCTCACCTGCCACAAATTTATTATACCCTCTTCGCCAAGTTGGTAAGGCATCGGATTTTGATTCCGACATGCGGTGGTTCGAGTCCATCAGGGGGTGCCAAATGCGGGAGTAGCTCAGTTGGTAGAGCACTTGCTTGCCAAGCAAGATGTCGCGAGTTCGAGTCTCGTCTCCCGCTCCAGATAAGAGTTTCCAGGGGTATTGACTTTTAAGCAATAATCAGGTATAATATAGGTATGGAAACAATTAGATTTATCGAAAACGTAGCAGCTTCTGATGTAAACACTGGATTTCACTACGATGCTGGACCGAATGCTATGCTTATTAGCATTACCGATCCTGCTGGTTGGAAGCCAAACCCCAAACACAACTTCAAAGAGGTTCATGAATTTGAATTTCTTGATGCTGAGGATGAGGATGATTTTCCTGATGAGTGTAAATTTCAGGATGAGCAAGCAGAAAATATTATTGCTCTGTTGAATCGCGCACTTGATCAGCGTATGAATGTAGTCGTTCATTGTTTTGCTGGTATTTGTCGCAGTGGGGCAGTTGTTGAAGTTGCGACCATGATGGGATTTACACCAACTGATAATTATCGTCAACCAAATCTTCGTGTGAAGAAAAAATTGATGCAGGTTCTTGGACTAACTTACAAGGAGGAGTGATTATGCCAAGCGTATTTTTAGTCAGCGATACTCACTTCGGACACATGGGTGTTTGTAAGTTTACTCGCAATGATGGTGTTACAAAACTTCGTCCTTGGGATAATCCTGAGGAAATGGATGAAGCCATGGTAAAAGCATGGAACGAAACTGTCAAACCAACAGACAAAGTTTATCATCTTGGTGACGTAGTGATTAACAGGAAAGCACTGGGAATCATGCGTAGACTGAATGGCGATAAGGTTCTGATTCGTGGTAACCATGATATCTTTAGAGATGAAGAATATCGTCAACACTTTCGTGAACTGCGTGCATATCATGTGATGAATGGAATGATTCTTTCACATATTCCGCTTCATCCTGAAAGTCTTGGTAGGTTTGGTGTCAACATTCATGGACATACTCATAGCAATAGAGTTATGTTACCTGGATTTGGTGGCAAAATTACTGACATTGTTGACACACGTTACCATTGCGTTTGCGTAGAACAAACTGACTTTCGTCCTATTCTTTTTGAAGAAGTCATTGACAGAATCAAAGAAGAAGGTGGAACGATTGGATTTAAAAATGGGAATGGACCAACATGAAGTCAGACGAAACATTACAAAAAGCGTACGGAAATGTGCCCAAAGAAGTTGGGTTTTTCTGGGACATGAATTTTCTCCCAACTTGGAGAGGGTTTAAATATTACTGGTATAAGTTGCTACGTAAAGTAACAAGGTGAGTGGGCAGGATGGTAATGCAGCGGATTGCTAATCCGTACAGTTATGAAAGTAGCTGACAGGGTTCGACTCCCTGACTCACCGCCAATTTTTTCTCGCCATCGTATAACGGATAATACATGGGTCTTCTACACCTATAATGTGGGTTCGATTCCTGCTGGCGAGGCCAATTTAACAGGAGAAAACATGAAAGTAATTAAGTTTAGTGCTAGTTGGTGTCAACCATGTAAGTCTTTATCTAAAATGTTAGAGAAAGATCCACTCGGAGTTGAGGTTGAAGAAGTTGATATTGATGAGAATTCAGATATGGCAAATCAATTTAAAGTTCGTAGTGTACCAACATTGGTCTTGATGAAAGATGGTGTTGAGGTAGACAGGATTATGGGAACGCAGGCACCAGCTGCTATTCGTAAAAAATTTGGGCTGGTAGCTTAGAGTCCTAAAGCAGTCGACTCATAATCGATTGATCGTGGGTTAGAATCCCACTCAGCCCACCAAGGAAACGTATGGACGTAAAACATTTTGTAAGAGTTTTTAATGTTGTGCCCAAAGATATATGTGAAACTGTAATTCAACAGTACGATACTGATGAAGAATGGAAAACGCATAACTGGTATAACAATGTTGCTGATGAAAAGAAACCACAACACACTAAAGAGTTGGATGTTCTTTACAATAAAAACTTGGATATTCTAAAACCATATCTACAAATTGCTTTACAAAAATACTACGATGAGTTAAAATTAACAAACCTTGTAAGCAATCATAGCAATATAAGATTGAACAAGTATAAAACTGGAACTGTGATGTCAGAACATTTTGATCTGATACGCAGAAATAAAACAGATGGTATTCCAGTGCTAACATTTTTGGGAGCACTAAATGATAACTATGATGGTGGACAATTTTTATTGAACAAAGAAGTAATAGAGATGAAGCAGGGAGACATAATTATGTTTCCATCAACCTTTATCTACCCACATAGTGTAACAGAAGTAACAAAGGGTATAAGGTATACGTATGTAGCGTGGGCATATTAGTGCACAGATGGCAGAGAGGTCAAATGCAACGGATTGCAAATCCGTAAAGTCGTGAGTTCGAATCTCACTCTGTGCTCCAGGTAAATGCGAGTATGGTGAAATAGGTAGACACAAGAGACTTAAAATCTCTCGACTTCGGTCGTGCCAGTTCGATTCTGGCTACTCGCACCAGTTAGGAGAAAGTAATGAAAAGAGAAATTGATATCAACGAAGTGAGAGAGTTTATTGAAAACTGTGGACCAGATACCAAAGTGTATATTGGTTGTGACTCTGAAAGATACCGAGTTGATAAAGGCTGGATGGCTGATTATATTCTCGCTGTTGTTGTTCACATCAATGGTAACAATGGATGTAAAATCTTTGGTGCTATTCAAAAAGAACAAGACTTTGATCAAAAGCAAGACAAACCTCGTATGCGTTTGATGAACGAAGTATATAAAGTTGCCGATCTCTATTTACAACTTGCTCAAGCAATCCCAAATGATATTGAAGTTCATTTAGATATTAATCCAAATGAAATGCATGGATCAAGTTGCGTTATCAATGAAGCGATTGGTTACATCAAGGGAATGTGTAATGTTGTTCCTCTGGTTAAACCAAAAGCATTTGCTGCTTCATATGCTGCAGATAGAATGAAGTTTGTTATGGATTACGCAAGGGCTGCATAATGTTTCAGTATACACTGAATAATCATTTTCGTTGGGGATGGGATCACAATAAGTGGTTTAATAATCAATCACAAGAATCCCAAACCTTGCGAGTTGGTATCGGTGCATGTAAACGTGAGTATTCTTCATTCCGTGAAGAGTGTATTATTGCAGCTGACACTATTTCTCAGCAAACTCAAAGACGTCTTTATGTTATGTGGGACAGTAGTCTCGATACGCAAGTGATTTGTTTCTCAATGTTGGAAGCGCAATTAGATTTTACTATTTGTATTCCATCAATGGGAAACAATCTTAACGTAGATGATGTTCAACAAGCAAAGAAATTTTGTGAGAAATTTAAACTCAGATACTTGTTGTTTAAAATTCATATGCCAACTTTCTTTAAAGAATTTTGCGCACCAATAATCAAACAATACAGTTTTGTTACTTCGCAAGAACTGATGAATCTATGGGTTCAAGAACAAGTAAGACTTGAACATGGTGGGTTTTTTGTATCTGGAAAACTCATGGAATTAAACAGATATCCAATCGGAATAGATGGTACTACATATAGCGAATGCTCTTGGAAAATACCATCATCGCCAATTCAACAATACTTCATTGACAGAGAAGAAAATGCTATTTCAAATTTCTTCTTATACACACCAGAGTTGATTGCTTCATTTATTATGAGTAAAGAACTGTTGTCGTTTGTCAATTCGCAAGAGTTAATCTACACACCAAATTTAATACCAGTCGATGAATACAATAAAATATTCGAATACTGTTTAAAGCCACTGTTCTTAAAAAATCATTGGCCAGAATTGATCCCAATGTTTGATAAATCAAAAGATATTTTGAATGATCAAGATACATCTTTCGCAATGGTTTCCGAATTCTATTTACAGAAACCGAAATTTAAACAAGATAAAACAGTATATATCGATTACTCTGAAATGAAAGAGCATTTCGAATCATCGCAGACAATGACAGTATGGCACAGTAACAGTGGCGATCGTGAGCAAACATTAGAATCTGTATTTGATTCGATATTAAATATCACAGAAGACGATCTAATGCTTGACAATAATACCGATTTATAGTATAATAATAATACCGTGTTGATAATTATGGAGGAAGTATATGTTAGAAATTAACATTAAAAAAGTTGACAATGGATTTGTGGTGAGTATTAACAAAGACATTGAAGACGAATTGATAGACCAAACTTTTGTTTTTACTAGATATAGTCAAGTTGTGAAGTTTTTAAAAGAACATCTCAACGGAAAAGATGTAGCATGAATGTAATTGAAGCCAAGGATGCCATTAACAGATATATGTATATGGCTGACACAAATGTCAATATCGATGATGTACATCAAACATTTGTTCTAGAAAAAATGAAACTCGATAAACAATTCTCATTGTTCCTTGATGAGTTTGAAGAAGAAATGAATCAATCTGACCAGTTTGACAGTGCTTCTTGGAAGCAATATAAAATTATGTTAAAGGAATACAATGATATTGAACGATGTGTTGCACAATCAAGATATTATCTTAACAAGAATGTTTAATAGTCCAAAAGAATTTTCTCTCTACATTGAACAGATAGTCAAGGATAGACGCATCTCGCACATGGATGCTGTATTAGAATATTGTAAAGAAAATTTTATTGAACCAGAAGATATTAAGAAGCTGATAAACAAATCACTTAAAGATAAAATTAAAGTTAATGCTACAGAACTCAACTATTTCCCAAAGCCAGCCACTCTCGACATCGATGTCCAGTAACAAAGCAATTAATGCTTATAGAATGTATCTTGCTGTGAAATTACACTTTATGACTGATAAGTATGATATCACAGACAGCCGAGATCATGTTCGTGTTTCGTACAAAAAGTTTGACGAACGAAACCAATCATCACTATATGAAAAGTTTGCGGATAAATTCGATAAAAAATCTGAGATGGCACAATATCTAATTGCCAACTTTGCTTATGGAGCATGGGGCAATACTGATATCATTTATGGCACCTCTGAATCTGACCAGAATTTAAAAGAGTGGAATCGTAGAAAAGAATCAATTACTCAAATCTTTAAAAATGACTTGAGTAAGATTCGTTTGCATTATGAGACAAACGAGATTAAGTTTCTACCTGACATTCAATCAAAGTTTCCAACCATACCACATTTATTTCAAATGTTTCTGGGCAACCATATAACACTTGAGACAATTGTGATGTTGGATAAGTTTCATCCGTTCTTAGATACTTGGAAAACATCCATCGGTAATCTATTCTCGGATGATATTCGTCGCATCATCAAAACCAAACCATTTGTGAAATTTGATGAGGCAAAGGTCAAACCAATTTATTTGGAGTTTATTCAAGAGTTCTAAAATGGGTCATACATACAGGAAAGAAAAGTCATTTGACGAATATGGACGTGGTGCTAAAAAGCGTCTAAATAGTATTCTAGAAAAGAAGTATACTAAAAACCAAAATACAGTCTTCTTTGAAGACGAGGAAGATTATGAAGAAGAGGAAGAACATGAGTTTGAACAAATTCAATCTGATAGACAGAAGTAAACATTTCGAATCAATTGCTGTGAGTAAGAAATTGGAAGTAGAAACTGTTTCCGATAAAAACACTGGCTTGCAGTATTATGTGATTAAAAATGTTTTACAAGATCCAGATGCGTTTGTTGAGATTATGCAGAAACATAATGCCTATGGTGGTGATGTTGAAATTAACACACCTGGATATCGACAGTTGATTAGTTCACTGGAAATTCCAACACTGACAAAGTTATATGCTCAGTTGTTTAAAGAATTTACTTCATTTGAATCTAAGATGTCTTCATGGTATTATACCTCTGGAATCTATCATACTGATATGGTTGCTACCAACAATAACAATATGCCAAGGTTCTCACCATATCCATTAGCAACACAATTGTGTTTGTCTAAGGATGCTAAAATGGGGATGGGGTTTTTCCAAGCTGTCATTGACCCAGAGCATATTTACGCAAGATACAATGATGAGATCAAAGGTTGTGATGAAGAATTGTTTAATACAATTTTTCCTGTATATAAACAACAAGAGAATCCAGAAAAAGTTAAATGGACAAACTTCGAAGGCAATGAAAATTGGAAACCATATGCCTACGAGAAATTCGAATACAATAGTGTGGTAATTTATGACCCACTATACTTCCATCAAATTTATTTTGAGGATGACAAAATTGAGGATACGCAATATGTACTGAGCGGATACCTTGATGCTCCAATTATTCAAATTCCATTCTGGCAAGCCAAGCCGAAGGAAGAAGAAATTGGAGAAAAAAACTTGACAGAAACTGAAGTTTCAGATATACTATGACTAAATAGTTGTATATCATGACTAATGTGAAATACGACAATTTAAATACACTTTTATACGACAAAGGAAATACAAATGGATATTCAAACATTACGCAAGTCACGCAACCAAGATTTTTCTAAGATCCTTGGAGAGTTCGACAAAATTGCCAAACCATCTGAAGGTGGTGGCAAATCTTATGAAGACGATCGTTTCTGGAAACTTACTCCAGACAAAGCAGGAAATGCTACCGCAACGATTCGTTTTCTCCCACGAGTAGAAGGCGACGAGTTCCCATGGGCACGTGTGTTCAATCACAGTTTCCAAGGTCCAACTGGTAAATGGTACATCGAGAACAGTCTAACGACTCTCGGTGAGAACGATCCTGTTGGTGAGTTGAATTCACGTTTGTGGAATTCTGGCTCTGAAGCCAATAAAGAAATTGCTCGCAAGCAAAAACGTAAGTTATCTTACATTGCTAACGTCTATATCATCAACGATCCTGCTAAACCAGAGAACAATGGCACTGTTAAGTTGTTTAAGTTTGGTAAGAAAATCTTTGATAAGATTATGGACAAAGCCAACCCTACGTTTGAAGATGAGAAGCCAGTTCTCGTGTTTGATTTGTGGGAAGGCGCAGACTTTAAACTACGTATGCGCAAGGTTGATGGTTATTCTAACTACGACCAATCTCAATTCAATGAGCAAACTGAAATTGCTCCAACTGATGAAGAGAAACTTGCTATTGTTTCTAAGCAATACAAGTTATCTGAATTCACAGATCGTAAGAACTTCAAGTCTTATGACGAATTGAAGAAAAAACTGGAGATGGTATTGAGCGGTGAATCTGCTCCTTCTCGTTCTGCTGCCCAAATGGCTGAAGAAGAAGATCGTCCTGCTGCAGCTGCACCTGAGCGTGTTAGCAAGCCAGCACCACAACCACGTGTTGCTGCTACAACTGCTGATGATGAAGATGACTTATCTTATTTTCAGAAACTTGCTAACGAGTAATTAAATACTCTGAGCAATTTTGGGGGAGCTTCGGCTCCCTTTTTTTATTTCCAACATGGACCTTCGAATCTGAAGTCGTAGGTATATTTGACACCTGAGAGTACAGGCATAGTTTGCGTTGCTCGGAACGATGGGAAAATTGTAAGTAGACCACGCTGACGATGTTCTTTTGGTGTTGGGCGATCTTGATGTTTACCAAAGTAGTAAATAACATCGCCACCCTCATATTCCTCTTGCGCAGAAAGAGTAACAGAAACAAAGAGTTTTTGCTGCATATTGTTAGAAATCCAGTTCACATGCGCTTGTTTTGACCAAAATGCCTTCTCATTTCCATCATAATGCACAATGGTAGGGTAATCTAGTTTGGATGAGTAATCATAATCAATATCAAAGAAGAACACATCTTCGTTTACTTGTTTGATTTTATCGAAGACTTTATCATTAATCTCTTTTATTTTTGGATCTTCTTTATCAACTGTCAATACATTTGATATTCGTTTTAAGAAATTGATTCTTCTGTGTGGGGGATATCCACATGCTCCACGTTTTGACTTATCTTCATTTTCTTTATAGTGTTGAATCAAATAAAGGCATTCTTCATTTGACAAGAAGTCTGGTTCATAATACATTTCAGCTAACATAATTTTTCCTTAAAAATCGCGCATTGGATAATATCTTCTATCTAGGTATCTTTGGTAAGTGGTTTCATCATTTCTTGCAGATGGCTTAGATGATTCTTTTCCACCACCATTATTATTCGTAATATTTGTTACACTAGATTGTGGTGCATTTACTATATTTGAATTGTTCTGAGCAGCAGATCTAGCATCTTCAACTTCGTTAGTTCTTTGAGCAAGAGCATTACCTGTATCTGGTGAAACTCTTTCTGGTTGTGCTTCAACTTTGGATATTTGTTGCGATTTGTCAACTTTCTTAGCACCAGCTTTTTTATTTTCGAGATATGCTTTTGCTTGTGTTTGTAGTTGAGTATCAGTTTTCATGATAGTATCAACTTGTGCTTTGATAGATGCGTCAGGTTTTTTATCTCCTGCTTGCTCAGTCATAATTGACCAAGCCCAATCTCTTGCTAGTTTATCTTTCTTAGGATCTGCGTTGGATGGTGGAGAACTATCACTAGACATACCAGTTGGGTTGCCCATCGCATCAACATTTTCCATTGCACCAGAATTTGGATCATTACCACCAAGTGCTTGATAACCTTTTACTGCACCGCCACCTACTGTTTGTCCTACTTTTTTACCACCCCAATATCCAAGAGCACCACCTGCTGCAGCACCAAGAGCACCACCAATAACAGTACCAACTCCAGGAAACAGCAGTGTTCCAATCGCAGCACCTGCTGATGCGCCTGTTGAAGCACCTGCCCATCCACCAGCAGCACCACCTACTGCGCCACCAACTGCTTCACCTTTTTTTTCTTGCCCTTGCTCTTTGGTAATTTCACCTGACTTAACTTGTTCGTCAGCTTGATTATATTCATTATATCCTTCGTAAGCAGCAGTACCAACAGATAATAAACCAGCACCAACACCAGCAATTTTACCAGCATTTCCAGTAAGGAATTTACCTACCTTACCCAACTTACCTAATTTACCACCACCTTTACCCTTACCATTGCCCATTAAATCACCAGCCATCTCAGCTGCTGATGATAGTAAGCCACCTCCACCACCACCGCCACCTGTTCCATTGGCAGCAATAGTTTCAAGAAGTTTCATGGAATCTTCATTCCACTTATCCTGTTTCTTGAAGTGGTCATCGGTAATGGTGTAGAGAGCAGTTAAATCTTCTTGCTCTTTTTTATTAACTTCAAATGTTTCTTTTTGTTTCTCAGCAGTTTCTATCTTCGCTTCATCAGCTTGAACTGCTTGAATGTTCTTGTCGCTTGATCCTTGATTTTTGTTTGGGTCAAGTGCCTTTATTATTTCTTCTTGTTTCTTTCCATCTTCTATTTTTTTATTATCAGCATCAACAGCTTGAATATCTTTGTCACTTGCTCCCTTACCTTTATTTCTTGGATCGATTGCTTGAATTGCTTTGAGTAGTTCTTCTTGTTTCTTTGCATTTTCTGGATCTACTCCATATCCAGCTTTCTTTTGTTTATCAGCTTCTTCTTGAAGTTTCTTTAATTCTTTTGTCTTTGCTTCAATTTCATCATATAAAGATTCAGCTACATCTCTTGCTGTATTTGATGATAGTGTTTTACCAGCATCAGAATATTGCTGGAAATCGCCAACGAACTTTTCTTTTTCTTGTCGTTTGGCTTCTTTTGCTTCAGCATTTTCTTTTACTGATTCAGCAAGACCAGTAAATCCAAGAGATCCTAGAAATGAAGAACTAAACTTACCTGCGCCAGGAATCCCACCCATTGCACCTGGACGTATTTTCTTTTCGTACGTAGATTTGAGTGTGTCTGCTAAGTCACCTGCAAACTGTTTTAGTTTGGTGCTTCCTGACTGCTGATCTTCTATTCTATCTAAGACTAGTCTCATCTTTTAAGTCTTTCCTTGATTCGTTCTTTTTCTTGTTCTAGGTAATTTATTAACATAGTAACGTAGATCTCTCGCTCAAACGGCATCATGTTTTCTAAATCTTCAAGCGAATACTTATGGTGCTGTAACAACCCAAAGTTAATCTGATAATAATTTACCAAACTTTCATGGCTAAGACAAATTAGAAAAAACTTTCAATACCTTCTACATCGTATTCGTTATGGTTGCTGCATTTTGGGCAATCATAAGTAACTCTCTGTTGTAGTTTTGGTGGCGATTGAAAGAAATTCTTAAGTTTTTCTGTAGGGGATCTTGGTAATCCCTCAACAAATGCAATCAAATCTTCTTCTTTCTGTTCACTAGCTGGATATACAGATTCAGAATCATAAATGTAATCAATTGTTTTAGTAATCAATTTGACAATCTCATCTGGATTGTTCAAATCTAATTTGGCAATTTCATGTAATAAATTTACGCTGGCATATTTCATTACAACACCAACACCATCAAACAAATCAATTTTGTTTGTATGTCCTTCTTCTTTAACAAGAACTGGATCGATCTTGAAAGAGATTTTTGTTTTCTCATCACATTCAGTATTTCTGCATGTGAATAATAATTCTACCATCTCACCAACTGATTTTGCACGTAGTTGGGTAAAGATATATTCTAAATCAAAAATTGGCATAGACTCAACATCAACATTTTTATCCAAAATACAGTCAGTTACAACTGTCTTTAATGTATCAATCATGTTCAGTTCAATTTCGCTCTGCTGCGCAAGCAACAAATTTTTCTCATCCTTTACTAAAAATGGTCTATACTTAATCTGTTTACCATTTGATGGTAGAGTTAATGTATAGACAGGATGTTTATATACAGGCAACTTCATTTCAATCTCCTTTAGTCAATTTGTGTATCATTTTGTTTAGATCAGTTGTACTACCAACAAATATAGCATTATTATTTGTAACACTTTTCTTAGAGCCACTTTCATTTGTGCCTTCTAATTGTTGCTTTTGTTTGTGTAGATCCATTAACTGTTGATTTACATCAGCCAGTTGTTTAATTAAATTACCAACAACTTCAAACGCACGAGGGTGCTCAGATTGCTTAGCAACCTCAAGAGCACCCATCAAAGCATCTTCACCTTGCATAAGTAAAATTTGTAAGTTTTTTCTGGCATCATCGAAATCTGATTCTACTTTAGTAACATCAGTCTTAGCCACATCATCATTAATGACAAGTTGTTTCACAACTCCTTTTGGAGTTTCTGCTTCAATGTCAAAAACTTCGCTCAAAGATTTATCAATCAATTATTTTTCCTTTAGATATCCCAGCTGGTGGTGCTGGAGGTGTTGATCCAAATGGGTTACTATTGTCTGTTGCCCCAAATGGATTTGCGCTTGGTGTTGATACTGGCGCAGAAATGCTAGGTGTTGCTGGCATAGCTGAGCCGAAGGTGCTTGCTGTTGGTGTGGTAGTAGTTGTATTGTTTGCTGCGCCTCCGAGTTTTTCTTGAGTACGACCCCAAGCTGCGATACCAAGAACAGCACCCATTGCTAAGTGGAACAAACCAGCACCTTGTAGTGTTAGTGGGTTCCATTGTGTAATTGTTTGATGCGTAAACACTTGTAACAAACTCCACATTACTGGAAACACACCCATATCTAGTGTACAAATAATCATGTACATCCAGCCCATGGCTGGTCTCCATTTTTTCTGCATCCAATCTTCGTCTTTTTTAATTTCTTCTGCCATTTTGATTCCTTTATTCTTATTTTTATACAGGAGTATCATTATTGCCACCTGATGGTATATCTGAACTATTTTGTCCAGATAATCCACCAGTATCCAAGCCCATTTTTCCAAACTTTGGTTGCGGAGAAACTTGTAGTTGTCCAGTAGTGCCACCTTTATTTGCTGTTGTTAATGGTACCCAGAACTTGTATTCCATGGCAACAGATAATTTTGTTATGTCTTTATTACCATAACTGTATGATATTGGCGCAACTGATTTTGGAAATGCTTCGTTTAATCTAACAATATATCTAGATGATTCTTTTCCAGAATTATCTAATTGATAGATCTCTACAGTTCCAATATAGTTTTCATAATATGTCAGCATTCTTGTTCTTGGGTTAATGATTAAATTTTGCCAAGAATCAAAGAATCTTTTAATTTCCATATCTTGGTCTAACATAAACTCAAGATTAACAGGTTCAAAAGAACGATTATAAATTACTTCCCTTTGTTCACCATATGTCATTACTGGATTAGATAAAAAATTCATGCCAGGAATTGAAGCTGATTCACAAAGAAATCTTAATTTCGTATTGTTTGCTACCCCCAACAATCTTGCTGGTGGTGTGATGTAAACCACAAAGCGATTGGTTCTTGCCAATCCTTCATTTTTTACAAGTGCAATAAATTCGTTTATTTCTGCCATTTAATTAGAATGCCTTTCTTGACTCTCTCCAGACTGTTTCTTTTGTTTGTTTAGCAAAGCGTTCAACTGGTAACATCATAGCAGTTACCCAATGTTCTGGTTCAATTCTAGCAAATCTACTTCTTACATGTGCATTTAAATACATCTTAACGCATGGTTGTGCCCAACCAAACTTGGCACTGCCTGCGAGCATCTGATATTTAAATCTTAATCTTGTATCTTCTGTAATACCTTTAGTGTTTGAAAACATTAGCAGTCTATCTAATAGTTTAACACGTAAAAGCGGAGGAAGATAGTGGAAATTTAATCCATAAAACCCACCCTTGACTTTACGGAATGGTAAAACCAAAGGAAATCTATCAAAGTATGGTAATGTATCTTTATGCTTTGGATCATAGTAAAACAAATACATATCACCAGGAGTTAATGTGCTTACAAAGTTCGCTTGGTTTAGAAGTTTGTTTGGTGTTACTGCACTCAATCCTCTTACTTGATTGGAGAACCAAGACTGTGATTTTTTAGCAGCTGAAATGTCATACGATCTATCATTAAAGATAGATTCCAGCGATTTAGCAGCAATTATTTTGTTATCTTTAGCCATATTATCTATTTATTCCTATACCAGTTGGGCTTTATACCCAAATGCTTTTCATTTAAAATCAAAAATTGCCAGCCACGATCTTTAGCGTAGCTGTCAGCTGCCTTCCATTTTGCGTCATTCTTACCCCAAGTCATAACTTCCTCAAGGTATTTTTTTGTTACTTTCTTTTGTGGCACAGGTGGTTTTGTTTGTGCCTCTGGTTTAATCTCAATAAGATATGTTCTTAACATCCCATCTTTATTTCTTATCTGTATTTGAAAATCTACAAAATAACGATGAAACTTGTTATCAATTGGGGATAAATAAGGAATGATGGTTTCCTCCGAACGCCATTTTAGTACGTTCGGTTTTTCGTCTGCCCACACCATAAAACGAAGTTCCCAACTACTGCGATAGATAATGTTGGTTGGGTCTCCATCATACTTTTGTGGGTTTTTTGGTTTGAACTTGCCTTTGTAGAACATGAATAAATAATACTAAAATAACCATTCTCTATTTAGGACAGATATGGCATCAAACACCCAAGGCGCAAATACTAATAAAGCAAAACAAAGTACGCCACAGAAAGTTAAAAGAGAAACTTCTCTTAACAGACAAAAATACGCTATTGATAATCTACAGTATCCAATAGATTTGTTTAGTGGAGAAGGCAGCACCACAACAGGTGGAAGTGGCAACAGTTACTTTAATCAAATCTACAAAAACTATGTTGTGTTTTATATCAACGTATCTTCTCAGTCACGTGTATTTACTGATGGTAAAATACAAATCGTTGGTGATGTAGATAAATCTGATCAAAATACAGTCCAAGGTAAACAAGCATCACTAGGTAAAGCAGCAGCAGTATCAGCTACTGGTGGTGCAGCTGTTGGTGTTGTTGTTGGATTGGCAGATGGTGCTGGAAAAGAAGCTGGTAATTTTGGCGCAAAAAGACCTGATGGTACTGTTCCAACTAAAAAAGAATCTGTAGTATCATTTGTTAAGGGAACATTAGGAACCGCTGCTGCTGGTGCTGTTAAAGGTGCTGCTGTAACTGGTGGTGCTGTTGAGGCTCAAGGATTGTTGATGGAAACAGCATTTCCTGGATTAAAAACAACACAAAGCACAAAGCGTTTGAAAACTGCTATTGCTTTACATGTTCCGAATGAAGTTTCAGTTGGTTATCGTGCGACTTATGGTGAGGAAGAACTCGGTGCTATTTTTGGTGCTGGCGCAGAAGCAGCAACAAACCCAAATGCTGGAACTGCTAGTATGGGATTACAGAGTGCTGTTGTTAAGGGTATGGAAATGAATCCTGCTCGTGCTGCTCTTTCAGCATTATATAAAGCAGCACCAAACCCAAGAAAAGAACAATTATTTAAATCGATGGAATTTCGTCGATTCTCATTCAATTATCAGTTTGCTCCAAGAACTAGAAAAGAAGCTGAAAATATCCAGCGTATTATCAATACTTTTAAATTCTACATGCATCCAGAATATCAAAACAACGTAAACAAGATGTTGTATTTGTTCCCTTCTGAGTTTGATATTGTTTATTACTTCGGTGATAAAGAACATCCGCACTTGAATAAAATTTCAACTTGTGTTCTTACAGATTTACAAGTAAACTATTCACCAAATGGTCAGATGGCTACGTTCGATGATGGTATGCCTGCTCAGATAAATGTGCAAATGTCATTCCTAGAACTAGAAACATTATCTAAAGAGCGTTTCCTTGGCGAGTCACCAGATGGCCAACCAAAATTCTCATCACAGAATTTTGAAGATCCTAACTTGGCAGCGTTCTAATCATGGCATATTTTCAATACATACCAACAACCATTGTAGATTTCTCAGAATTTGGACAAGATTCAAAAAAATATCTCATCAGCGATATTATTACAAACGTAAGAATAAAAGCAGATTTATTGAAGAATCTTGTATATTACGAAGAGTATGACATTAAAGATGGTGAAACACCAGAAATTATTTCTGAATTGTTTTATGGCACATCACAATATCATTGGGTCTTGATGTTAATTAACGAGAAGTATAGTTACGTCGATGATTTTCCATTAACGCAAATTAATCTTGAAGCGTATATCTATGACAAATATGGGGATGCTCAATATGACATCAACCATTATGAATCTTCTGATGGCTATTGGGTAATGTCAGATTATGTAAATCCAAATGGTGTAGCTGATGCAACACCAATAACAAATTATGATTACGAATTACAATTAAATGAAGCCAAACGAAGAATGAAAATTATTCCACCTAATGTTCTTGGTGATGTTATTAGACAATTCAGAGAGGTACTGAAGTGACAATAGAAGTCCAAGAGAATTTAAAATTCGCAGGTGATTATCAGTTAATTGATGCAAAAATTGGATCTGCTAGAGGAATTATATTTGACGTATTTAACTTTGTTATTGACATTAATGTTTACGAAGATATGCATTCCCCTACAATTTCAGGAAACATTGTATTAAATGATGCTCAAGATTTGGTAAATTTAATGCCAATGATTGGCGAAGAAAAATTATTGATTACATTTAAAACTCCATCAATGAACGACGATGATGGTTTGTGGTCACAAGCATTTTATGTTTACAAAATGACAGACAGAACATATACTGCTGAAAGAGCTGTTCAGTATACATTGCATTTTGCTTCTTTTGAAACTGTTAGAGATTTAAATGCAAAAGTTAGTAAAGGATTTGCTGGAACAATTAGTGATATTGTTCCAAAGTTTCTTAGATCAGATTTACAAACAGAAAAACCTTTGAACATTGAAGAAACAGCAAACACAATTATATATGTTTCAAACTATTGGACACCATTCACAAACATAAATTATTTGGCAAAAAGATCTATTTCGAAAGAAACTGATTCAGCAAATTTTGTATTCTTTGAAAATAACAGAGCATTTAATTTTGTATCTATTGATAAATTATTACAACAAGATTCTAAAGCAAGATATATCTACGATAACACTTCAAGAAAACCATCAGGCGATGGTGGTAGCGCATCTCGTAATACTGCTGCAGATTTACAGCGTATTACAAAATATGAAATCAGAACAGCATATGACTATATGAATAGAATTCAATCTGGTATGTATAAGTCTAGATTGATTACACATGAACTTGTTACTAAAACGTACAATGTTCAAACACTTTCTTACGCAGATAATTTTGAGAAACATAATCACTTAAATCCATATCCAATGTCTACTGGTAATTTACCATCTAAGACATTAGCATTCTTAGATGTTCAACCAAGAGCATTAGAAACATATACTAATTTTAAAACAGACAAAATGAAGAACTGGCATCTCAAAGGAATTATGGAGATGGCTGAAGTTAATGCATATTCAATGGAAGTAACAGTTCCTGGTAGATCTGACTTATGTGTTGGTGATGTAATTGATGTTTTCATTTACAGAAATTCCCCAATAAGTCAAAAAGATCAAGAAGAAGATATTATTGATAAAACTTTCTCAGGTCGTTACCTAATTGCTGCTCTGTGTCATAATCTAAATAGAGAAAAGCATTTAATACATATGTCGCTAATCAAAGATTCGTTGATCATTGATTTGTCTAAAGAAGGAACTACTTAATGAATGGTGTGTTTTACACAGGTGTTGTCGAAAATAGATTAGACCCATTACAACTTGGACGTTGTCAAGTTCGAGTTGTTGGTTTACACACCGAAAACAAAAACGAATTACCTATGGAGTTATTACCATGGGCATATCCAATGCAACCTGTTACATCGGCAGCGATGAATGGTATTGGTCATACACCACTTGGACCAGTTGAGGGGACATGGGTTGTAATTTTCTTTAGAGATCAAGAGTGTCAACAACCTGTTATGATGGGAACGATTGGTGGTGTTCCTCAAGACAAAGGTATTGATTCTAATTATGTAAACGATGGTGATGATTATTTAATTAAAACAGATGGTGGTGGTGCTGAAGACGCAACCAATCAACCAACTAATCAGGGTGGATCAGCAAGTACTGATCCAGAACCTACCGAACCAGTTGCTGGTCGCGATGAAGCAATTGGTCCATTAACAGATTTAGATGTTGGAAAATACAAAGACAATGTTGCTTTGTTAGAAACAACATCAACACCTGGAGGCGAACGAGATTTTACTATTACAGGTAATGTCGGACAGCAGAATTATGGTGTAGTAAATCCACAAGGCAGAATTGGTAAGTATCAAATGGACGCAAAGTCTTTGAACTTACTTGGTTATGTTAAACGTGTATTAAATGCTAATGGCGAAACAGTACCACCATCTAACTTTAAATTAGCTGATGACACAGTTTGGACTGGTAAAGGTGGCGCAACTTCTGTTGCCGTATTCCTCTCAACTGCCGATCTTCAAGAACAGGTTATGGATGAGTGGACTGCATATAATTATGCTGAACTTACTCGTCTTGGTATTATTAGTAGTACATCAGATAAAAAAGAAATTGCTGGTTATCTACAAGCATCACATCCAGATGGAACCAGCAGAGCACAAGCATTAAAATCTGGACAAGATATTGATGATGGTTACGGAAACACAACAACAGATTTATATAAATCTGGCTACTCTTCAATAGAAGGCGACCAGCCAAAAACATTACCACAGAACGTACCAGCTGGTGTTGATGCACAAACAGTACCTCTTGGTGAAACACGACCAGATGGAACTATAAGTGATGGCACAAATAACAGTGGTGTCTCTTATGGATTTGGTGACCCAAATAAAAAATATCCATTAAAAGAATTTTTAAATGAACCAGATACGAATCGTCTTGCTCGACATGAACAAATTGATAACACTATCGTTGGTAAAAAAGACGCAACAAGAACAACCAAAGTTCCAGTATCAATAACTCAAGCAACGTGGGATCAACCAGAATCGCCATTCAATGCCAGTTATCCATTTAATCACGTTTACCAATCAGAGTCTGGACATGTACAAGAGTTTGATGACACTCCAGAAAACGAACGTATTCACCATTATCATAAGAGTGGTTCGTTTACTGAGTGGGATGCTAATGGCACACAAGTAAATAAAATTGTTGGCGACAATTATCAGATTGTTGATAGAAATGGATACCTATATGTTAAAGGTGTTCAGGATATTACGATTGATGGAGTAGCAAACATATTTGTTCGAAGCGCAGCCAACATTGAAATTATTGGAGATACTAAAGCGTACTTCAGAAACAACGTAGATATGCGTGTTGCTGGTAAAATGGATCTGTCTATTGCTGAGGATTTTAATATTGAATGTGAAAACCTAAGCATTAAGACTAGAGGAAACATGACTGTCAATACGGCAGATAGTTTTTATCTCAAAACTACAAACGATACACATTTGTTCTCTGGTGTTAGCACATATGTTACAGCATTGGGTAACATCAACGTAG